CCTCGCGCGCGGCGGTGATGAGCACGCCGATCAGGGCGTCGTCGGCGCTGTGGTCGACCTTCAGGTGCAGCTTGGCCTCGGCGAGCGTGACGGGCTCGACGGCCGGCGCGGCGGTGCGACGCAGGGGCATGACTCGATCCTCAGTAGCGGCGCGTGTTGGCCTGGCGCGGGCGTGCAGACGACTGCACTGCGGCGGGGCGGACGCCGATCTCGATGCGCGGCCGGCAGCCGCGGCCGAGCGGCGGCAGCGTGATGCTGGCCAGCGTGCCGGCGGCCTGGGCGGCAAGCAGCGCGTCGCCGGCGAGCTCGATGACGTCGCCATTGATGCTGAGCAGGCCGCTGGCGAACGACGCCGCGATCGCGCTGCCGGCCACCTGCAGCGCCAGGGCGAGCTGCCCGCTGGCCTGCAGCGTAGCGATGGCCTGGCCGCTGAGCGGAATGTCCACGGTCAGCGCGCCCTGCGCCTGGCCGATGCCGGCGGCGGCACCGAACAGCGACTGCCCAGCCGACAGATCGCCGGCGGCCTGCGCGCCGCCGAGCGCGTTGGCCGCGAGCACGAGGGTCAGGCTGAGCACGCCGGCGGCCTGGGCGCCGCCCTGCGCGCTGCCGCCGAGCGCGGCTTCGCCGGCGGTGGTGAGCACGCCGGCGGCGCTGCCGGCGCCGGTGGCGTTGGCGGTGAGGCCGACCGACAGCAGCAGGCCACCGGCGGCCTGCGACAGCGTGACCGCGGCGGCGGTGAGCGGCACGGCCTTGGCGAACTCGCCGGTGGCGGTGCCCTGCGCCAGCGCGGCGCCGAGCAGGCGCACGCCGACCGACAGCGCCCCGGCCGCCACGCCGCCACCGACCGCGCTGCCGGCCAACGCGCGGCCCACCGTGAGCGCGCCGGCGGCGAGCGAGACGGCCTGCGCCGTGGCCTGCAGCTCGGCGTCGGGGGCGCGCTGGGGCTCGAACAGGCGGATCAGGGCCATCGCGGGGTCCGGTCAGAGCACGTCGAACGTGCCGACGTAGGCGCGCTCGATGAGATCGGGCGTGGCGTCGAGGTTGCCGATCACACCGAAGCCCTGGTCGGCGCCGGGCGTAAAAGCGCCTTCGACCTGCACCAGGAACACGCCATTGGCGTCGGTGGTGGCGCCGCTGCCGCGCGCGGTGGGCGCGTTGCCGGCGAGGAACGCCGCGAAGGTGGACCACCAGGCCCACCACAGGCCGGTGGCGTTGGCCAGCGGCTCGGCCACCGCGCCCGGCGTGGGCCGCTGGTAGAGCGTGACCGTGAGCTGGCGATCGGCGGCCAGCTCGCCACCGGCGCTGCCTGCGCCTTGCGCGGCGCCGCCGAGCGGCTTGCCGACTGTGGCGGCGCCGGTGGCGCTGCTGCCGCCTTGTGCGGCGCCGCCGAGCGGCTTGCCGACCGTGGCCGCGCCGGTGGCGCTGCTGCCGCCTTGTGCGGCGCCGCCGAGCGGCTTGCTGACGCTGGCCGCGCCGGTGGCGGTGCCGGCACCGGTGGCCGCTCCTTGCAGGGCGTGCGCGGTACCGCCGCCACCGCCGTCATCGACGAAGGCGATCAGGCCGGTGGCCGAGTTTGACGCGCCGGCGCAGGTCCAGCCGGCTTGATAGGTGCCGGCGGCGGTCACCGCCTGCGTCTTCTGGCTCAGCGACCAGTTGGTGCTGGTGGCGGTGTACGTGGCGCCGCTTCGCACGGTCCAGCCGCCGGTGGGCGCCGCGCTGGAGTGCGCGGCGTACGTGGCAGGGTCGGTAGTCGAGTCGGTGGCGCACAAGCCCACCAGCAGCGTGTTCGGCGCGCTGGTGGTGACGCCGGCCGAGTTGAACGGCGAGCCGGCGTCGGCCGCGAACACCGGCGTGCCGCTGATCGGCGTGGACGAGTTGACGCTGGTGATCTCGAGCACCGAGATCGTCCAGTACGCCGAGGCCGATAGCGTGACGCTGAAGCGGTGCGTGTTGCCGCCGTTGAACCCGGACGACACATAGAACGCATGCACATCGACGTAGCCGCCGACGCCGTTGACCGCCGAGCCGATGCGCGTCCAGCCGTTGCCGCTGGCGGCGCCGTTGATGGTGTCGGCGATGGCGCTGTAGTTGGCGGCGGCATCGTGCGTCACCAGCACCACGAAGCTGCTCGCAGCCGCCTGCGAGTTGATCGTGACGTTGGGGTTGTTGCTCTGCCCCTGCGCGACGTTGACTGCACCGACTGGCATCAGATCACCCCGAGGTCACAGGCCAGCGGCCGGCACGCGGCAGACGTACATGCCGGCCAGCGTGTGCGTCGGATACCACAGCAGGCACGGCTCGCCGTTGCCCATGTCCTGCACGATGTTGAAGCGGCTGAAGCCGCGCGAGCCGTTGTCGGACGACGTGCCGGGCGCGGTGGCGCCGCCGAGCGTGACACTGCGACCGGTCCAGGTGCCGGTGACCGGGTTGGGCACGTCGAGCACGCGGATGGCGTTGCCGCCGCTGTTGTGGCTGTAGAAGCGGTTGGCGGACTCGTGCCGCACGAAGCCGCCGCCGCTGTACACCGGGAACGGCGTGGTGCCGCTGATGGTGTGCGAGGTCCAGCCGGCACCCAGGTTGTTGACCTGCAGCGAGCGGATGCCCGCGAACGCACTGGTGTCGCTGTCCTCGAACGCCATGAACAGCCGCGCCAGCGAGGCCGAGAACACCGAGGCGCTGAACACCCACGAACCGAACGACGGCATGGCGATCGCGGTGGCGCCGGGGACCGCGCCGTTGATGGTGTCGGCCGCCGCCAGCACGTTGCTGACGTTGAAGTAGAAGCCCGAGCCGCTGTCGGTCTGCTGCGGGAACGAGAAGATGCGATCGTTGATCGAGTCATAGGCGGCCGAGCCGCCGAGCCACTTGGGGATGGCGCCGAGCGTCATCCGGCCGTGGCTGCGCCACACGCCGTTGGCGGTCTGGCTCAAGTCATAACTGACGGTGGTGGTGGTCCAGTAGCCGTTTGAGGTGGCGGCAGAATCCAGCCCCGGCAGCCAGAAGCGGCCATTGGCGACCAGCGGCCGGTGATACGAGTGCGTGTTCGACGGCTGGCCAGTGCCGTCCACGCCGACCGAATTGGCGGCGTCAGTCATGCCGACGCCCGTGCCCACGCGCGTGCGATACCAGTTGGGCGTGGCATCGCCCAGCCGGAACTCATAGACAGCGTTGCTGCCGCCGTCGTTGTGGCCGCCGGGATTGGCGATCACGAACTTCTTGCCGGACTGGTCGACGGCGGCGCCGATCCACGGCATGGTGAGCGTGCGCGCGGCCACGCCCGAGGACACCGACTGCATCGACTGCGCGCTCGACAGTAGCACCCACTCGCCGTAGGGCAGCGCCGTGAACCAGGCGGGCGCGGTGGCCTGCAGCGCGACGCTGAACAGGTTGCTTTGCGCGAGCACGTCAGCCCCCGAGCGCCAGCGCGGCGGGCGCCGGGATGAACTGCGACGACACAATGACCTCGTCGTACCAGACGCTGCCGCCCGGCGCCTGCGAGCTGCCGGTGCGGTACGGCGTCAGCGTGATGCGGTTGAAGCCCGGATACACCGGCGCCGCGTTGACCAGCGGCGAGTTCTTGAAGTTGATGAACTGCTTGTAGCCCTGGCCCGGCAGCGCCATCCACATCTCGACGTCGCTGTTGCTGGCGCCCCAGGTGCCGACGCGGATGCGGATCAGGATCGTCACCCAGGTGTTGACCGGGATGCCGGCGCAGCGCGGGTCGGTGGCGTAGCTGGCGTTGTACGGGCAGTTGTAGCCGGCGCCCGAGGGCAGCGGGTCAGCGCCCTGGTTCACGTACAGCGTGCCGCTGACGGTCTTTTCGTAGTTGTAGCTGCCGCCCTGCGAGTAGGCCTGGAAGTTGTTGCGGTGGTACTGGTCCTGAATCGTCACCTCGAGGTCGGCATTGGAGTCGTCCGCGTAGTGCAGGATCGACACCTTGGCGCCGCCCGAGCCGGCGGTCGGGTTGCGGAACTCGGCGGTGCAGCGCCACCGGAACTGCACGTAGAACTCGCTGCCCTGCCCCTGCACCGGATAGGTCAGCAGGTACTGGCCGGCGTTGTCGGCGGCGGCGTTCAGCATGTTCAGCCGCAGCGCCTGCGCGCCGGAACAGCGCACCGACGTGTCGGCCGCGACCAGGGTGGACCAGCCGGTGACGCCGCCGCCGGAACGGCTCCAGCCGTCGTTGGCGGTGGAGCCGCCGGCCGCTTGCGCGATCGTGTCGAACCGGTTGGCCATCAGCACGCCGGCCGCGGTGCTGCGCGCCAGCCAGTCAGCTTCGGCCGACTGCGCGATGGCAATGCGCACGTTGTTCGTGGTGAGCGCGCCGGTGCCGGTGCCGTTGTAGGCAAGCACGCCCGTGGGCGAGAGCGTGACGCCGGACGGCAGCGCGGCGCTGTCGCCGGCGAGCTGCACCACGTGCTGCGCAGGATCGAAGCCGGCCACATAGGCGCCGGCAGCCGGCGTCACGGTGCCGGTGCGGGCGCCGCTGACGAGATCGACGCTGGCGGCGGCCCCGCGCGTGAACGCAATGCCCGGCACCACCGCGGCGATCGGGATCTCGGTCGAGCGCGCCGCGCCGGCCTGCGGAAAGCACTCGATGTAGGCCGCCGGCCGCAGCGTGTCGTAGGTGCGGTTGGCAGCCAGCGCGCCGATCTGGAACAGGCCGACCAGCCCGGTCTCGCCCTGCGTGCTGTCGCGCGCCCAATCGTTGGCCAGCTCGGTGGCCGTCTTAGCGCGCGAGTAGAAACGCAGATAGCTGACCTGGCCCTTGTAGTCGTCCCAGTAGGCGCCGCCGCCGGCGCTGAACTTCTCGGCGCCGAGCAGCCAGCCGTTCTGGATGCCGCCGCCGTAGCCGGCCCACGCTGCCCAGTACGTCTGCATGTTGGTGCGGACGTTGGTGGTCTCGCTGGCGATGAGCACGCCGTCGATCCACATCTCGAGCGTGGCGCTGGACGCACCGGACCAGCGGCGCACCAGGGCGACGTGATGCCACTTGTCATCGAGCAGCGAGGCGGCCGACGACGCCGGCACCGGCTGCACCGCCCACAGGCGCCCCATGCCATCCGTGAGCGACGGGCTGTTGTCGCCGAAGTCCCACCGCAGCCGGCCGCCGCCGATCACCTGCAGGCTGAACGTGCCCTGCGCCGGGTTGCTGTTGTTGTGGCCGTCTAGCAGGAAGTTGCCGGGATACCACCAGCTCGAGCTGGTGTAGCGCGTGGGGTCGGCGCTGGACCAGTTGGTGGTGCTGGTGCCGCCGGCGGTGCCGACCGGGTAGGTCTCGTCGAGCTTGATGCGCAGCTCGAAGGTGAACTCGCCGGTGCCGAAGTCAGGCGGCAGCGACAGCAGGCGGGCATAGTCGTCGACGCCGCTGTTGGCGTAGAACGCGAGCGAGCCGAGCGCCGGGTAGTTGCTCGACGGCATGACGCCGGTGGCCGTGGCGCCCCCGGTCGCAGCGCCGGCCAGGAACTTCGACACGCTGGCGGCCGCGGCGGCATTGAGCCCCGCGAACGCGGCGCCGCCGAGCGGCTTGCCGAGGATGGCGCTGCCGCTGGCGGTGCTGGCAGCAAGCGCGGAGACGGCGAGCGGCTTGGCGACCGTGGCGCCGCCGGCAGCCACGCCAGCGCCGACTGCGCTGGCCTCGAGCCCGACCAGGCTCTCGGCGCGCATGGGCGCGAACAGACGCCGCACGGCGCGCGCTCTTGCTTACTTGCCGGACGCGGCGTCGATGGCGGCCTGCAGCTCGGCGCGCGCAGCGGCGTCGAAGCCGGCGGCAGCGTCGAGCAGGCTGACCTCGGTGCTGCCGGCGGCTTCGGCGGCGGCGATGGCCGCACCGATGGCGGCGTGAAAGGCCTTGGCGTCAGTGAGCGTCATGCGGCGACCTTTTGCGTTTGCGCGTCGAGCGACGCGGCTTGCTGTTGGAGGAGCTGCGAGAGCACGCTGGCGCTCAGTGCACTGCCGTGCACGACCTCATACGTGCCGCCGCCGGCGTCGATGACCAGCACCATCGCGCGCACCTTGCCCACGCCGTCGAAGGCGGCGCAGGCATCGTTGAACGCGCGCTGCATGGGCAGCTGGAGACGGCTCATCAGCGGGCTCCCGCGAGGATGGCTTCGATCTCGCCGATGCGCGCGCGCGCATGGGCGATGGCGGGGTCGGCGGCGGCCGCTTGCGTGGCGCCGCGCGGGCAGGCGGCGAGCAGGCGGTCGCGCGCGTCATCCGCAAGCGACTGCACGAGCTGGGCCTGGCCGACCGTGATGCGGCCAGCACGCAGCGCGCTGGCAGCGGCCAGGCGGCGCACGCCGAGGCTGCTGACGAACGGCGCGGCGGCGGCCTCGCAGGCGTTGGTGCTGAGCGTGGCCACGGCGGTGGCGTTGCCGAGCACGGCGCCGGCGGTGGGCGGTGCAGGCGGTGCAGGCGACTGCGTGGCGCAGGCCGCCAGGCCGAGCGCGAGCAGCGCGGCGAACAGGGTGCGGATCATCGTGGGCCCCTACTGCAGCGTGACGGTGAGCGCGCCGATGGCGAAGCTGACCGAGTCGCCGGTGTTGATGGTCTTCGAGGTCGTGAGCGACTGGCACAGGATCAGGTTGCCGGCGGAGCTGGCGTCACTGATAAAGAAGTGCGTGACCGCGCCCCAGCCGGCGGTGGGCGTGGCGAAGTTGATGGCCACGTTGTTGCTGGTCTGCCCGCCGGTGCCGCTGGAGGCGGTGGTCGAGCCCGCGCTCTGCGTGCCGGCAAAGTTGGCCAACGAGCGCGTGATCGAGGCGCGCGCATAACTGCCGCCGGTGACCTCGGTGCCGACGCTCGAGTCCGAACACGCGGCGGTGGACAGGCCGACGTAGAACGTGGCGCCGATGGTCCACGTCTGCGCGCGGAAGATGTAGTCGATGGCGTTGTTCTCGACGTAGTCGGACAACGCCTGCGCGCGCGCGGTGTGCGGCGCGACGATGGACACGACGGCAACCAGCGCGAGCGCCAGCGCCGCCAGGGTGCGGCGGATGAGTTGCATCAGAGGCTCCAGGAAGAAGGGGCCCGCGGCACGGACCAGGTGATCCGGCCGCGGGCAAAGCGGTCGAGAAGACCGCCAGGGAGACACACATGCCGCGATGACGCTCGCGGCGGGCGGTTCGCTGCTAGCGCGGGTTACGCCGCGGCCTGCGTCACCGGCGCGTGCTCGGGATTGCCGAGCACGGCGAGCGCCGCGATCAGCGCCGCCGAGGGCGTGCCGCTGTTGCCGGTCGGCGTGATGGTCAGCCGCACGTAGCGCTTGCTGCCGAGGTAGCCGATCTTGCGCACCTCGTTGTCGTCGTCGAACTGGAAGCCGGCAGCGGCCTCGGGCGCGGTGCCGTTGGTCTGGCTGATCAGGTCGGCGTCGGCGACCGCGGCGGCGGTGCCGAAGCCGGCGGCGTCGTCGTGCTCGACGAGCACGGCGAAGGTGGCGTCGGCGTCGCCGATGCTGCCGATGGCGATCAGGAACGCCAGGCTGTCGTAGCCCTGGCGGTCGATGATCTGCGAGACCAGCGCGGTGTTGTCGGCGCTCGACACCGGGCTGATGGCCCGCTTGACCTGGATGTTGCTGATGAGATCACGCATGGACTTCTCCTTGTCGGCGGCCGGTTACGAGCCGAACTTGACGAACTTGATGGCCTCGAAGTTCACCACGCCGCCGCCGGTGCGCTTGGTCGTGTAGAACTTGACGTAGGGCTTGTCGGTGTACGGGTCGCGCAGCACGCGCACGCCGAGCCGGTCGACGATGGTGTAGCCGGCGCGGAAGTCGCCGAACGCCATCGACAGCGAGCCGTTGGCCAGCGCCGGCATGTCTTCCGCCATGGTGATCGGGTAGCCGAGCAGGCGGTCGGGCTGGCCGGCCTGCAGGCCGGGCTGCCACATGTAGGCGTTGGTGGTCGCCTCCTTGAGCTTGCGCACCTTGGCGATCACCGTGCGCCGCGTGACCCAGCGCGCGTTGGCCAGGTAGCCTGGCTTCATGGCCTGGATGACGTCGAACAGCACGTCGGCCGGGCTGGACGACGCGAAGTCGCCGTTGTTGGCCGTGGCCACGTGCTCCAGCGTGCCCCACGCGCGCGTGGCGTCGGCGGTGGCCGCCGTGGCGTAGCTGGCGAAGCCCATCGGCTTGGCCACGCCGTTGCCGACCACGTAGGCCGCGCCTTCGGTGCGGGCCAGCTTGTCGGCGACCTTGTTGGCCAGCCAGGACTCGACGTTGACCGCGGCGTCGTCCAGCAGCTTCTGCGTGGCCTTGGGCTGGGCGTACATCTCGTGCGCCACGATCTCGTACTTGCCGATGCGCGGCGTGTTGGTGTCGCTGCGCGAGTCGGTCTCGCCGACCCAGCCGGCGGCGGCCTCGTCGATGTCCTCGATGCCCTCGAGCCGATCGGAGCTGATCACCTGCACGTTGGCGATCTGGCGGATCGGCGACAGGTCGAACAGCTTGCTGGACATGGCGCCCGCGGTGTCGGGCGGCACCAGGTAGCCGCCGTCGGCATCGCTGCCGACCGACAGCGCCTTGCGCTCGGCGTCGAGCATCTGCTTCTCGCCGCCGCGCATCATGGCGTCGAACGCGCGCTTGTACTCGCGGTACTGGTCGAGCGTGACCTCGGCCGGCTGCGCCTTGCCCTTCTCCTGCGCGAACGCCTTGATCTCGGCATTGAAGGAGATCAGCGCCTTGCGCTCGGTGGTCTCGTCGACCGTGTTGCCGGCGCCCGGCCGGTTGAGCTTCTTCTCCAGCTCGTCTTTCTGCGCCGACAGCTCGTCCAGGCGGTCGCTGATCTTTTGCAGCTTGGCCTCGAGCAGCGGGTCGCTGCGGCCGGCCTTCAGTTCCTTGATCTGCTCCGCGTGCGAAGACTTGAACTCCTCGAACGCGCGGCCCAGTTCCTCGATGACTTTCTTGAGTTCATCCATTGCTTACCTCGTGACAGGGGTGAGTTGCAAGACGAGACGACGCGCGAGCGCCGCCGCTGCCTGGCCGCTGTCAGGCTCCCCCTGACTCAGCCGCTTGATCCGTGACACCAGGGCCACGGCTTCGCTTCGGGACAGGCCACATGCCTCGCGCAGGTGGCGCTCGGCGTCCGCGAGCGTGGAAAGTTCGTCGATCGACTTGACGTCCTTGACCCGCGCCTTGCCGTTGGCGGGGAAGGTGACGGGCGAGATCTCGACCAGCTCGATCCGCTTGAGCCGGCGCCGCGGGTCTTCGGGCTTGCTGCGCGGCTCCCACTCCTTGGCGATGTAGCCGATGCTCAGGCCGTCGATCGCGGGGCGGGGCTCCATCTTCATCAGCGCGTGCAGCTCACGCCCGCGCGGCGTGTCGGCCAGACGGCCTTCGACTTTCAGGCCCGTGCCGTCTTCGGCGAGATCGGTCCACACGCCGATCGGCGTGAGGTCGTCCGCGCCCATGCCCCAGCCGCCGTGCTGCGCGAGCATGGCGGGCCAGGGCGTGCGGCCGGCCTTGACGTCGGCCAGGTACTGCGAGAACGCGCCGGGCTCGATCACGTCGCCATAGCTGTCGACGTTGCCGAACACGGCGCCGTAGCCGTTGAAACTCATGGCGGCGGGGCCGTCGCCGGCGGCGAACTTCAGTTCGCGCAGGCCGAATGCAAGTCGGTCCATTACTTGGTTCCTTCGTCAGGCGATGGCGGGGTCGGCGGCTCGGGCGCGGCACCGACGCGGTCGAGCGTGGTCATGTTGGACTCGACGATGTAGACGTCGCCCGGCGCGCCCATCGGATTCATGTCTTCCAGCGCTCGCCACTCGTTGGCGTTGATCACCCCGGCGCGGCGCTGGATCAGCAGGCCC